TTGAAACAACATCTGCTGGTGCGACAGTTACAGGAACTGCAACAGTTACTGGTGGTTTAGTAGTTGATACAGATACTTTAAAAGTTGACAGTTCAAACAATAGAGTTGGAATTAATAATGCGTCACCATCTAATACACTTGATGTAAACGATAGTGGAGGTGCAGTTGTTAAAATTACAAGAGATAGTCAAAGTTCATATTTACAATTAAGTACAGATGGAAGTTCAGGACAAGTATTTAGTGGTGCAGGTGCTTTAAAATTTAAAACTGGAAGTAGCGAAGCAGCTAGATTTGATACGTCTGGAAATTTTGGTATCGGAACTTCAGCGCCACAAGCTGTTACCGAAATAGTAGGTGGAACTGGAGATATTAAAGTTTTAAGATTAAGAACTGGCGACAGTACAGCAGGAAATAATTCTGGTATTGATTTCAATGTACTTTCAAGTGCAACTCAAGGAAACAGAAGTGCTGTAATTACTTTAGATGCTGATGGTGCAAATGCTTCTGGTAGTGATTATTTTCAATTTGTTAAAACTGGTGGTTCAAACCAAAAAATATTCTTTCCTAGTAATGATTTAATATTTGAAGGTTCAAGTGAGCATGTTCGTATCACATCAGCAGGATTGGTGGGAATTGGAACTGGTTCAGGTGTAGATAAAGAATTACATGTACAAGCAAGTGATGGTTCTGCCGAAATTAGAATAGAAAATTCTGCACATACAGTTAGATTAGATTTATCAGCTCTACAAGATACAACAGGATTAAATACTATTGGTTCTCATCCTATATTTTTTAAAATAGCAAGTTCAGAAAAAATGAGATTAACTTCTACTGGATTAGGTATCGGAACTACATCGCCAACAGGAATTTTAGAATGTAAAAGTTTAGGTAATACACAAGTTTATATAACAGCAGGTAATTCTTCTGCTAGTGAATTATTTTTCGGAGATGAAGCTGATGTTGATGTAGGTAAAGTTACTTATTTACATAGTAGTAACGCAATGAAATTTCAAACTAATACAAGTGAAGCTATGCGTATCGACAGTTCTGGGAATGTTGCTATTGGACACACAACAAGTGGTGGTTCTAAATTAGCAATTTGTGATGGAGCAAATGCACAAATACAATTTTTCCCAGAAATAAGTACAGACACAAATCTTATTCAGCATTACGACCCAACTGCTTCTGCTTATATGGCTTCTGATAATAGAGCCTCTCAATATTTATTTAAAATAGGAACTACAGAAAAAATGCGTATCACATCAGCAGGATTGGTTGGAATTGGAACTTCAGCTCCAAAAGAAAAATTAGATTCAAGAGGTTCAGCAGTATTTTCTGGCGACCATGCAACAGCAACAAATGCTTATGGTACAGCACATGGAATTTTACTTTCTTCAACTTCTAATCTTGGAAAAATAACTGCTATTAGTAATGGTTCAAATGATGTTAAATTAGAATTAAGAGGATTAGATGGTGGAGCTGCTAATTCAAATCAATTAGTTTTAGATGGTGGTACTTCTAATGTTGGTATCGGAACTTCATCTCCTTCAGAAAAATTAGAAGTTAGTGGAACAGTTAAAGCTACTCAATTTGTTGGTGGTGGTTTAAATCCATACAGAAACATAATAATTAATGGAGATATGAGTATTGCTCAAAGAGGAACTTCTATTAGTGGAGTTGGGGCTAGTGATAAATATTTAATTGATAGATTTCAATTAGATATTAATGGTGGTGTAACAGCAAGATTTACCATGTCACAAGATACAGATGTACCTACTGGTCAAGGTTTTTCTAAATCATTAAAGCTAGATTGTACTACTGCACAAACAAGTCTTGGTTCATTTCATGCGTTAGCTCTTACGCAAAAATTTGAAGGTCAAAATGTTCAATATTTAAAATATGGAACTTCATCTGCTGAAAGTTTAACTTGTAGTTTTTGGGTTAAATCAGCAAAAACTGGAACATATATTCTTGAAATAGATGCAGATGACAATGCAAGAAATATAAATCAATCTTATACAATTAATTCAGCTAATACTTGGGAAAAGAAAACTTTAACTTTTGTTGGAGATACGGCATCTGCTTTAGCAAATGATAATTCTAATGAATTAGAAGTGTATTTTTGGTTAATGGCTTCAAGTGATTTTACATCTGGTACTTTACAAACATCTTGGGGTTCAACAGTAAATGCCAACAGAGCAGTTGGTCAAATTAATCTTGGAGATAGTACATCAAATGATTTTTACATTACAGGCGTACAATTAGAAACTGGAACAACTGCATCTGATTTTGAGTTCTTACCACATGATGTGAATTTAAAGAGATGTCAGAGATATTATCATGTAGTATCTTCAGGAACTGGAAATCCAATATGTATTGGTTCAATGTATAGTTCTTCAGCATTACATGGAGTAGTTGACCTTCCTACATCAATGAGAGTAAGACCTTCAATAGACCAAACTACAGGTACAGGTTATTATAATGTTTATAGAGGTGGTGGTAATGACCCATTTAATTCATTAGTTTTAAATTTTTCAGGTACAGGTACAGAAAATATAATAAATTTCGTAAATGAAACTGAAATATCTGGAACAGCTGGACAAGCTGGATTAATAGTAACAACTAATTCAGCAAGTTATTTTGCTGTGGATGCGGAGTTATAATTATGATTAATACAGTAACAAAAAACTATAATAGTATGACTAATGAATTTTGTAGTTACCAAGTAACTTATGTAAATTCTAACAGAGTTAAATCAGTACCATTAGACGAAGCAAATTCAGATTACCAAGCAATTCAGGAATGGATAGCAGATGGTGGAACAGTAATAGACAACCAACCATAATAAGGAGAAAATAATATGGCAACAACATACGAATGGTCTTTCCCAAATTTTGAGACAGACGCAGATAACAAAGTTTCTGTTATCCATTGGAGATATACAGCAGTTGATGGAGATAATTCAGCAACTATGTATGGTTCAGATGGTCAATCAGAATTAGACTTTGACACTATGAGTAAAGAAGATGCTATAGCTTGTGTATTAGAGCATTCAGATACTACTGAAGATGATATGAAAGCTAATCTTGATGCACAAATCGCATCACAAAAAGCACCTGAACTAACATCAAAAACCAAGGAGTGGTAATATGAACTTTAAGTTCGATGATAAAGACTATGATAGCGATAAGTTATCAGATAACGGAAAACTGTATTTAGCAAAGCTACAACAATGCCAAGCTAAACAACAACAGTTAAATTTAGATATAGCTGATGTAAATATTTTACATACTCATTATGCTAATCTTTTAAAAGCTGATCTTCCTAAAGAAGAAGAAGTTAAAGAAGAAGATAAATAATGAAAGGAAGAAAACTTACACCTAAAGCTGTTGTTGATCAAGCAACTGGTGTAAGACTTTCTTCTCATGAAAAACTTTGTGCTGAAAGAATGAAGCAATTGCATGAAGCTATTAAAGAATTAAAAACAGAAGTTAAATCACTTAGAACAGATGTAGCTAAAGGCAAAGGTGCTGTAGCTGTCCTTGTTTTTTTAGGTACATTAGTTGCAAGTATTTTAGGCTACATACAATTAAAATGAAATTTGTATTAGCTTACACTATCTGTTCAGCAATAACAGGTATGTGTAATACACCAGCAGTACATCATACTACATTTGATACTTGGTCTGATTGTACTAAGCATGGTGCAATGGTAACTATAGCAGTTACAAATCAATATTTAGAAAATTTTAATGACAAAAAATTATATGTTTCTTATTTTTGTACTGAAAAAGGAAAAGAAATATAGTGTTTAAAGGTCATAGAATAATAGTAATTGGAGATGCACATGACTGTCCACATATTGCACAAGATAGATTTAAATGGATAGGACAATATATTAAAGCAGCTAAACCAGATTATATAATTCAAATAGGTGATTGGGCATCATTTGATAGCTTAAGTTTTTTTCAAAAAAATTCTACACAAGCAGGCAAATTAAAAGATGCTTTTATGGTAGATATAGATTCTTTAAGATCTTCAATAAAAATATTAGATAAATATATTGATAATGATCTTATACCAAGACACGTTACTTTTGGTAATCATGAACAAAGAGTTTATAGATTTGAAGAAAATATACCAGAGATAGCAGGTATGATGAAAAAAGAATTACATGATTCTTTTGATACTACTAGATGGAAAAGATCTCCATATGGTGCATTTAAAAATATAGGTGGTGTATCATTTACACATTGTCCATTAAACATTATGGGTAAAGAATATGGTGGTAAAAACTGTGAAGTACAAGTAGCTAATGATGCTACTAATGATATTGTTTTTGGACATACTCATAAGTTTAGAGATTGGAAAGCACCTAAAATTGGTAATAGAAATTACGTAAGAATTATTAATGTAGGATGTGCGTTGCCACATGACCATGTAGAAGACTATGCTAAGATGAATTTAACTGGATGGTCTTGGGGTATAGTTGAACTCGGTATCTGGGATAACCATATACAAGAGAGCCAATTTATATCTATGGATAGATTGGAAAAACAATATGGTAGTTGATGGTACAAATTTTGCTAAATATAATAATTTTAGTAGCAACGAATTTAAATGTAAATGTTGCGACAAATTAAAAATTTCTGAAATTGTTTTAGATTTTTGCCAGGCGTGGCGTACACATCTTCAAGAAGGTGTTACAATTACTTCAGCATATAGATGTTCAGAACATAATAGTAAAGTAAGTTCAACAGGTGATAGTGGTCCACATACTACAGGGTTTGCTGTAGATATTGGAACATCACCACAAAAACAATATGAGTTGTTAGACTTTGCTTTGCATTGGGATCCAAAACCTACAGGTATTGGAATAGCTAAAACTTTTACTCATCTTGATTGGTTAACTGTAGATGTTGATCAAAAATATGTAGTAAGACCTAACGTATGGAAATATTAATATGTGGTTGAGTGCAATAAAACTTGCAATGTCTGCTGGTTCTCATGTATATAAAAAACGACAGCAAACAAAAATGTTAATGGCTGATGCACAAATGCGTCATGCTGAAAAAATGAGCAATGGTGAACTTGAATATAAAGCGAAAATTATTGAGAGCAATGATAATGGTTGGAAAGACGAATTTGTACTTATCCTTGTATCTATGCCTATTCTTTTATTGGGTTGGTCTGTTTTTTCTGACGATCCAGAGATACGTAATAAACTAGATTTATTTTTTGAATATTTTAAAAACCTACCTTATTGGTATCAAGCAATTTTCATAGGGGTAGTATCAGCAATTTATGGATTAAAAGGTGCTGATATTATGAAACGTAAATGAAGAAAAAAGTTACCAAAAAAAAAGATACTCCTGCTATAATTGATGTATTAGTACAAGCTGTAAACGATATGAGTTCTAAACTACATAGAGTTCACAAAGATGTAGCTAATAATTCAAAAGATATAAATGAACTTAAGCAGCAAGTTAGTTTTAGTAAAGGTGCAGTAAAAGTTTTACTTTGGTTAGCAGGTGCGTTTACAACTATTATAGCTGTATTCCAATGGTTAGGTATGCAATGACAAGAAAGACTAATACAGCGTTAATTGCATTGCTTGGTACAATCCTAATGGGTTTAGCTACCTGGACTTTGGTCACACTTATAGAACTTCAATTAACAGTAACCATGATCCAATCTGACTTAATGTCTATTGATAAACAATTCGGTAGAGTTTATAATTTTATAGATTCAGTTAGATAAAAATAATGTGGTGTATTATTTGGAAACAAAATAATCTTTATAAAATGTTTACAAATGTAATATTTGAATCTGAAACAAAAGCTATTGAATTTAGAGATAAACAGAAGTCTATGCGAAAAGCTCATGATTGTAGAGCTGTGCCTTATAATTACAATTACTTCTATGGAATGAGTAATTTAGACCATTTAAATAGCTCAGAGAAGCTCTTAGATAGGCATTGAAGACTAATTCGGTATCATTGGGTACAATAATAAAGATAGTTATATACGTAGATCTATGAAAGCTTATGACCTGTTTCTGTAAAATGTTCAGATTCTAGCTCAGCTAAAGCTCCTTGCAACAAATCTATAGCAAATTTCTTATTATTATAGCTTGATGCTATTTGCATTACATTAGATACCAAAGCAACTTGAGCTGCATCTACACTTCTACCTTTAAGTAAGTCTATTGTTAATGTGTCGGCTATATTATCAAAAACATTTACAACTTCATTATTAGAAATCTGACGTTTTTTAAATATATTTTTTAAGCATATTATTGTTTTCATATGCACAGGTTATTATGAAATTCGGAAGCTCACACCTCACATAAAAAATTTTACTATAAGCGTATTTAATTCAACGTACAATACGCTTATAGTTAACAACAGATGTAGTTACATACTACGTGTTAATTATTTAAAGGTAAATTAACTTAACCTTATTAAAACTGGTCATCAAAATCATCTGATGGTTTAGACTGTTGAGCAGTCTTTGTACCAGATGGTTTGTCGCCAACCATTCTAATGGTTCCTGTAAATCGAGGTATAACAACCTCAGTTACAATTCTGTTTTGATCGTTAGAATCTTTAAATTGTCTAGTTTCTATTTCACCTTCAACAAACAATTGAGTTCCACTCTTAGCATACTTTTGCATAGTATCTGCAAGTCTTGGATCCCATACTACAATTTTATGCCATGTAGTTTTTTCTTGCCATTCACCATCTTTAGTCTTGTACTTTTTATTAGTAGCTAAAGATAGGTTGGCAAAAGATTCACCTTTTTTAGTTTGTTTTATTTCTGGGTCTGCTCCCAGTCTTCCTATCAGCATCACTTTGTTTAGCATTATTTAACTCCTTTGTGTTAATTACTGTTATGTTATTTGGTTTAGCATCAAACTTAGCTTTCATTTCTTGTACATATTTGTTGTTATCAAACAAACCAAGAAACACATCAGCACTGATACCTAGATGACTAAAACCTTTGGTCATAGCATCTGTCATTGCTTTCTTTGGTGCTTCATCATCTAGTCCACCATTCTTTTTGTACAATGCTTGTACTGATGATACTGGACCAAATTGATTCCATTCTAAGCTAGGTTCTTTTCTGTATCTTATTAATACTTCTGCAAATACATTCTTATCTGTATAAGTATAGTCAACATGATATGCCCAACCTAAACCTACTGGACCAAACATACCAGTCATAACTTGTATCTGATACATTGGATCTATAGTTGTAAGCTCTTTACCACCAAACTTTGTAAATGCTTTTGTATATTTTGGATTAGTATTTTTTACTTGATCCCATATCCAAAAGTGTTCTTCTTTTCCTGTTCTCATTATATACCTTTCTCTGTGTATTGATTATTAATATGAGTTTTACTAACTACATAAACATATGCTGATCTTTGACTAGCATTTTTACGTTTAGTTGTTCTTTCTATCTTCTCTTGTTTATATAGTTCTGTTACTCTTGGTCTTACAGTAAACGAAGATAACCCTAATAAGTCAGCTACTTCATCAGCTGTTGCACCAAAGCTACCTTTGTTTGCTATAACTTCAAATACTTTACGTCTAATAGTATCAGCACCTTCTTTAATAAGTTCGGAAGCTTCAACTGATGTATCAACTTTTTGACTGCCTGGTGAGTAAGGGTATGATTTCTCTACCATTATTATGCTCCTTTATCTGTTCGTTAAAATTATTAAAATCAACAAAATCTGGTGGGGGTGTTTTTGTTTGTACCAAATGCCAAAACAAAATTAATGCTGATTCTAATTGTTTTTGAAATTCTTTATCTGGAAGTACTTCAGCTAATCCCCATTTCATATTACCAAAGAACATAGACAAATACATTTTATCTGCACCATATATCATTAGATAATGTTGTATCTGTGCTTTGTATTTTTCTGCTGTTTTGATTTCATTAGTAAAAGCGTTGGTATGCTTACATTCTAGCAATGCTTTTTTTTCTTTGAGGACACCATCTATATTGCAATACATAAATGGATATTTTTTAGATTTAATAAATACTTGTTCACCTACAACTTTAATACCTGTTTGTTTTTCAAACCAGCGAATATTAAAATCTTCGGTATGCACTCCCATTTGTACTGGTAAAACATTTGAGAGATCATCTGATTCTTTCTCTCCAATTTTTTCTAGATACAAATCGTGCCAATCACCATTGTATAACCTGGTGGCATCTGATCCTCCAATGCCTGTTTTACGATCAAAGTCTTTGTTCATTTAGTCCTTTCTGTTTTATTCTTTAGGGAAATTCATTCTGTTATCTGGAGATTCTACATTTTTATGATTTTTTTTTTCTATGTCTTGAATCATATTATATATTTCAGTATAAATCCATTTAAGTTCTTGAACTCCCAACAAACCTGCAACTGTTTTAATAGTTTGCATTCTTTTTTGTTGTAAAGCTCTATCTTTATTTTGTGATTGTATTTCTTGTATTGTTTCATCTTGTTCTGGCATTATTTATTCCTGTATATATTTCGGAAGTTTAAACCTACACGAGTTGCACCTTTACGTTTTATATCTTCCCATTTTTTTTGTTCTTGTTTATTGTGTTTTCTTCTTAAACTATCTAATTGTTTTAATACTTTTTGATCTATTTTATTTGCAAACAATTTGGTAGCAAAGTCTGTGTATACTTTGTCATCAAACTCAATACTTTTATAAAATTTAAGTAACGACATATACCATGCTTGTTGTCTTACATGATAAGGTGTGTAATCTATATTAACTTTGCGTTTCTGTTTTATCATTAGTAGATGTTCCTTCTTGTAAACTTTTTAGAGCTGCTTTAACTTTATCTGAATCACTATCAAACTGTTGATAGATTGATTTCATTTTAGTTAAATAGTGAACAGCATCTAATAGTTCTTCAATTGTTTCATCTACCCATTCGGACATAGGTCTTTTATTATCAGACATAGTTTTACCAAACTTTTCCATGCCTTGTATATGTCTATCAATTGTTTTTTTGATTACATCATTGACGATAGGATCGTCTGTTATATCACCAGGATTAAACTCTGGATTAACTGCCATGTTTTACCTCTTTCTTTTGTACTATAATTTCGGCATCAAGTGCTTCTGCCCAACAACAGAATAACCAGCCACTTGGTTTTCTTATACCACATTCCCATTTTGATACAAGACCTTTGGCTACACCTAATATTTCATCCATTTCTAATTGTGATATACCTAAATTTTTTCTTAATAAAACAAACTGTGGTATTACTTGATTATGAAATTGTTTACCTAGTGCCTTGTTAGTCATTAACACTAGGTATATGTATATTTCGGTATCTGTCAACCAGATATGGTATTTATAACTGAATTAGGAACAAAATAACCTAATGGTTTTTGAGTATATTCTGCAATTTTGTGTAATTTAAATAATGACACTTTGTTACTAGCTTTCTCATATTTTTGTATTTGTTGGAATGTGCAACCTGCAGCTTGAGCTAATTCTCTTTGTGGCATTACTCTGTGTTGAAATGTAGTCTGTCTTGCTTGTTTAATTTGTTTACCAATATATATGTAAACTTCTTGTTCGTTATACATTACCTTTTCTCCTTGATGCTTCTAATGTTCTCCATATTTCTATTTTCATTTCTGCAGTTTTTCTTTTGTTTTTTAATTGCAGAAGATTAATATTGAAATCATTAATTTTTTTAATTGATGTTACATAACTTTCGGAAGCGTAATAACTTTCAATAGCTTTAGACACAGCTACATCTGATTGAGTTACATAAGCTCCTTTGAAATGTTTAATCATATCTCGCTGATATTCTACCTCTGCCATAAGTTTAGCAAAGGTAGTATCAGTTTCAGCTAGATAATTTATTTCATTATCTATATCCATATTATTTACTTTCTAATTGTAGAAACTCTTTAGGTGCAGCTACTGGAACACCAGATGCTTTGAATGTATTACCTAAATGTTTCCATACATCTTTTATATCTCTACCAGAATATAAAACATTTTTAGCTTGTTCTTCAAGTAAATCTAAATCATGTTTTACTTTAAACTTAGGTAATTTTTCTACTGACTTTTTAGTTTCTTGTTTACAAGCTATAGACAATGTACTTGCAACATCATCATAATCTTTGATGCTTATGTCCATTGTGTCATTGTAGTTACCTTTCCATCCTCTAATAGAAGCCCAAGACTGAAGTTTTTGTTCAAGTTCTATTTTTTTATTTGTTTTAGCTGCAAACAATTTAGATTCATAAGATTCTTTTTGTTCTTGAAACTTTTTAAGTTTCATATCAGCTTCTTTATAAGCTTTAATTTGAGCTTTAAGACCTAATCTTTCAACAAACTTTGAGTAATTTTTATCAGTTTGTTTTTGAGTAGCAGCTTCTATCTCTGATTCAATGTTTTGTCTTCTGTTTCTAAACTTGTCATGTATAAGTGTATCAAGATAGTTTAGTTCATTACTTCTTATTGGTTTCATCTTTACCTTTCTTTTTTGGTTTGGTTTTTTTTGTAGTAATAGTTTTCTGATTAGCAAAACTATTTACCCATTTAGTGTACTCTTTCTTTTCTTTAAGTGTCATTTCTCTACACCTAATCTTTCAAAGATATTTTCTTTTTTATCTTTAAAAACATTACCAGACTTTGATTCATCACTATATTCTGATGTTGTAAAATCAGCACTATCATCAAAGTCACCTGTTTCTGTATTAATAGTAAGTGTACCATTAACAGAATATTCACCTGCAAATGAATACCATTGATTTAATCTACCTTCATCAGCATAAACTAATGCTTCGAAGTTATCGTCATCAAAGTCTTCATCTTCATCAAGATCTAAAGTCTTAGTCCAATCTACTGTAACAGATTTGTCATCTGCATAAAATACTGGTCTATCAAATGATCCTTCATCATTACCACCAGAATATTCTATTTCTACTTTAGTAATACCTTGTGTGTGTAATGCTCTTAATACGTTTTCAATTGTCTTGTCCGACATTTCTATAACCTTTCATTGTCCATTTGGTTGGCTTAATTAAAATTGCCCAGTCGTAAAAACTTGGAATCCAACCCATGTCTTCAACGATATGTCTTTCTGCAATTAATCTGACAGGAACCATTTTACCATCAGAATTTTTTATTGATGTGCCAAATTTTTGTTCGGCAGCAAAACAACCTTCAGCATGGTGTCGCAAAGCTCTGTGACTCCAATGTGCAATAATCTTTTTTGATTCATCAAACCAGTCATGTATAGGTTGGTAATCTTCTGGTTTACCACCCCATTTTTTAACTGATGATACTGAATGATAATAACAATTAGCCATTTATTTCCTTTGGTTTAAATTTTTGTTTTTTAACAATAGCAACAGTACCAGCTATGTAATCACCAGGAATACAAGATCTTTTAGTTTTGTCTTGCCAGTTGTACCAAGCTTGAGTTGCTCTTTTATTTGGATAATTTAAATTATTTAATTTACTTTCTTCATCCATGTGCATTTCAAAAGTACCTAATTCTTCATTGTAACCTTCTAGAATTTGAATTAATTCACATCCAATAAGTTTATACAAATCATCAAATGTAGGTTTGTTTTTAAATACATGAATGTCTTCGTTGTCATTATCTTTCCATAATATTACATTATACATTGTCATCCTTTTGTTCTGCTCTATCTAAGTAATCAACTACTAATGATCTTACTAAAGTAGCTTTATACAAATTATGTTTAGTACAATAATTATGTAATCTTTCGTAGTTTCTTTCACCTAATGATAGTCCAAACATTCCATATTTAATTGTATTTTCATTTCTTCTTGTTCTTTTATTAGTACTTGTTAACAATTCATCTTCAGTCATTTTTTTCCTTTGTTATTGTTTGTTTAATAAATTTTACATAGTGATTACAAATATCTATGCTTAAGCCTATAAAATATAATGCCCAACTTATTCCTGATAATGTTGCAATTAATATATATTTACAAAAACTAATAAATTTAGGTATGGCACCTTCTACATTTGTGCGTAGATTTTTAGCTTTTTCTTTGATAACGGACTTCATATAGCTATACCTTTCATAGTTATTTCTTTCTTTCTGTTTATATAAGCTATCTCATTTCTTGGGATAGCTATGTGCGTTGCTTATATCCTACAAGTGCAACGCTAAACTTGCTGTTTAGATTGAGAAAGGGAGCAATATAACTAACAATATTAACTAATCCTCAACACTAGGATTCTCTAATTCATATAATGCTATTAAATGTTTTAATCTTTCATTTAAATTATAACATTCAACATTTTTAGTTTGTCTATGATTTAATGTTTCTTGTTCAAGAAAATATAAATGTAGTATTTCTTGTAAATCAAATATTTCTTTAAAACTTATTTTGATGTTTAGATACTTTGTAGTCGTACCTTGCTTCTTCTGCATTAGACCTATGCTCCTCTATGTCGCCTGGCGAATCTACTCCTAGTCTAGTTATACTAGAAATAAATTCAGCCATTTCGATTCTGCATTCTGCATAATCAAACTGCAACTTAGCTAGTTTATCTATTATATGTTGTTTATATTTTGTCATTATTTGTACCATTCTTTAGGTTGTTCATTCTTAACAACTTTGTAAGGTAATTCAACCTTGTTAGGCATATGTTTTGATACAGCAAATATCAAACCTAGAATGATTCTAATTGGCAACATGATTGCAATCCAAATCCATTTAGCAGCAACATTCATTAACCAGTTTTGTAGTTTTATTAACATAGTATTTCTCCTTTTGTTTATTGTTTATGACATTCGGCAGCAACGCCAAACTATTTTTCCCAGCCAAAAAATTGGCTGTAACGATAAAAAAAACCCAGTACTCAGAAAAGAGTACCGGGTTAATTTTGTTTATTATTATTTACCTAGAGCTTCTTTTAGTCTAGTCATATTGTATTCTTTCATCTGCTTTGTTACATCTTTGGCAGGTGTTTTGCTTTGAGGCATAAACTTCTTACCAAATGTAACTTCATAGCATAACTTGAACTCATTCAATATAGCATCAGCTCTTTTGATATTAACTTCTTGTGCGTCACGTCTAAAGATTAACTTATCAACATTAAGCTTAGTAATTTCATTACCAACATCTTCTCTTAACGCAGTTTGCATTAGACTTTTGGTTTTATCTAAGCTTTTTATACACTGTTCATGGTGTCTTTGAAATACACCTATGATACTATTAGCATTCCATTCAGCTAACATAGACCAATCTGGATGATCTGCAAATGGTGAGATAACTGTATTGAAAAAGCTAGTTACACCAGCTTTCATATCAACACAATCTAACACATCTTCCATATCATTTAGTCTGCTATCTGAATAATCTTGTTGATTTAATTCACTTGACATCATATTATGCTCCTTTTTTATTGTTATTAATTGAAATTGTAAACCATGTCATTAATCCAATTATTACTGGCGACAAAACAAATGCCAGTATTAAACCAGAATAAAAACCTAATATAATCAAAATACTAATTACTAATATTTTCAATATCGCTATTATATTATTTCTCATATATATCTCCTTTAGTTATACTGGTAATTTCACTAGTTAACTCAGTAACTTTATCCCAGTCATTTTTTACTATCGCTTCTTCTTTCAACATTGATAACTCAACAACTCTTTTCTTATCGTGTTCATCTGTTATCAACTCATAGTATTTAACATAGTCCATTGTAACCTTTCTGTTTATCGTTTACTTTATAACCGACATGGCATTAACGCATGTGGTTAAGGTGTGCAGTCATCATGAGGCAAATTCGTATTTCACAGGGACACAGGGGTTGCACCCTGAGTGCGACCTTCGTGTCCTCGCTGAAAGCCTGTGAAATCGAAGCCAACTCATGATACAAGCACATTAATCCACGTGTGTGGGGGGGACCCATAGCAATACTGAGTAACGGAAAAAAGCGTTAAGCTTTTTGAGTAACGCAAGGGTTTTTCTTTTCTCCAATAGCGTAGAACGATACTTAGGAAAATGCAAAGCATTTTGCCTTAGTGAGTTCTTAGCGAATAAAGCAGCGACCATAGGAGCTGCGTCAAGAGAAAATTGCGTATGGGGTGCAGAGTATGGGCTTTGCCCATTCATTTACTTGCGACAAGGATCGTTACCCTTTAGGGACAAGACCGAAGGGCTTGGGTGCAAAGCACTAGAGCCTGTAAGTCGCCATACAACATCTTGTTATGTGAGTTTCACTACCTACTAAAGTACTGTTATTTATCTTGACAGGGACAAATTAAATAACTACGAACCTATTAGGGTAGAATAAAAAGGTATTATGAAAGACGATCTAACAGAGAAACAACGAGCCTTAGTAGATACAATTGTAGCTACAGGGTGTAGTATAACAGAAGCTGCTAAAACGGCAGGATATTCAACAGCTATTAGTAAAGATTCAGCGAGAGTAAGTGCTTCTCGCACACTACGTTTACCAAAGGTACAACAGTATATGCAACAACGGATTGCACAAACTCTTGGACTTGGCGCAGTAAGTGCGAGTAAAAGACTTATCGAGCTATCTACTGGAGCTAGGAGTGAATACGTTCAGCTAGAAGCTAGCAGAGATATTCTCGATAGAGTAGGATTGAGAACACCAGACAAGGTGTCCCACAATATACAGGGGGAGATTAAGATTAACATAGACCTAAGTTAATGTCGGTACCACCGACAGGTAGATTTTACCACCAGCTCGTAGGGTGGGGGGGAAAAATAGACATCGGTAGATGACTAGTGGACTATCACAGACAACAGGGTTTAAAAAAGTACGATGGCAAAGCAGAAGTTTACACATTTCATCCCAAGAGATAAACCTAAGAAAAGAAAAGGCGTTCATACAAAGAGCCAAAACAAATCAGCCAAAAGACAAAAGAAACAACTTCGCTACAAAGGACAAGGGCGATAGATTGCTTAAGTGCGTTTCAAAAAATTTTTTAGTTCTATAAGGTTCTCCTTTCAATTAAACAAAGGAGAGATATGAATTACAAAGTAAATATATGGCAAGATGACACTTTAAAAAGAGAGATTGTATATTCAGCAAACAATGATATACAAGCTATACAGATGGCAAGTGCTGCAACACCAGATGGATGCAGAGCAACATACGAACAAATGGAGGAAAAATGCCCTACGGAAAAGGAACCTATGGTTCTAAAAGAGGAAGACCTGCTGCGAAAAGCAAGTTAACAGGAAAACAGAAATCATTACCAGATGCTTTAAAAAAAAAGATCATAGCTAAAATGAAAAAGAAGTAATGGCGACAAAGAAAGAAAAAGAACATATGAGGTGGGTTGCTGAGCTTGGTTGCTATTGCTGCGAACGCCCAGCCAACCTACACCATATAAGACCACCTGGAACTGGCATAGGAAGACGCACAAGCCACTTCCACGTTATTCCGTTATGCCACGACCATCATCAAGGAAACTTCTCTATACATATGTCTAAGAAAGCATTTGAAGAAAAGTTTGGCAAAGAAGAAGAAATACTTAAGATAGTATTGGAAAGGGTTGAACAATTGAAATGTCGTTCCTCAATAATATAAGTTTAAAAGATCGTAATAGATTAAGAACTATAGTTAAGAAAGTACATTTAAAAAATTATCCAACACACATGATAACAGACTACGAAGCTGATAAGCTTGTTGAAGCTTTCGGTGAAGAAACAATATACAATCTGTTGAAAGCTAATGTTGGTGTAAATGTCGATTAATTTTAAATACAAACCAGAAGGTGATACCTTAAAAAAATTTATGAAGTCTGACGACTTCTTTAGAGGACTGCGTGGTCCAGTAGGTTCTGGTAAATCAGTTGCTTGTTGTATTGAAATATTTAGACGAGCATTATTACAACAAAAGAATGCAGAAGGTAAAAGAAAATCTAGATGGGCTGTAATTAGAAATACAAATCCACAGCTTAGAACTACAACAATCAAAACATGGTTAGATTGGTTTCCAGAAGATACATGGGGACATTTCGCCTGGAGTGTTCCTTATACTCATAGAATCTTAGTTGGTGAACTTGATGTAGAAGTTATCTTCTTAGCTCTTGATAGACCAGAAGATGTTAAGAAATTACTATCATTAGAATTGACTGGCGTTT